CGCCCCAACCTATTTAAGGTAACATTAGGATTTCCAGCGTATGCTGAAGGTGATGTTGAATTAACGTCATTTATGTGTAGAACAGGACAACTTCCTGCTTCAACCGTACCAGCAATGCCTGTTGCATTCCGTGGTCGCCAGTTACAAATGGCAGGTGATCGTGTTTTCGAACCATGGACAACTACTATCATTAACGATACAAACTTCACGATTCGAAACTCAATGGAACGTTGGATGAATGGTATTAACGCCCATTCACTTAATACTGGTTTAGTGAATCCGACAGATTATCAAGCAGACTTAACAGTTGATCAGCTAGATAAAGACGAGACGATTCTTAAAACGTATAAATTTGTAGCTGCCTTCCCGACAGCAATTTCTCCAATTGATCTTGCATATGATGCCAATGATCAGATTGAAGAATTTACAGTAGAATTTACGTATCAGTACTGGACATCCAATACTACCACATAATTGAAAATTAGAGAGAGGGGCAGCAATGCCCCTCTGTATTCTATTAGGATAAACTATGGCCGACAATAATGCACTAAAAATATTTGGCTTCGAGATTCGAAGAGCAAATCAAAAACAAGAAGACAAGAAGCTACAGTCTATTGTTCCGCGTCAAGACGATGACGGGGCAGGTTACGTTACTGCTTCTGGTTCTCATTATGGTCAGTATATTAATATTGATGGAGATGATTCTAAAGATAATCATCAGATGATAATGAAATACCGTGGGGTATCAACACATCCAGAAGTTGATGCAGCAATTGAAGATATTATAAATGAATCTATTTCAGCTTCTGAATCTGAGGCTCCGGTCTCAATTGTTCTTGACAAAGTTGAAGTATCAGATCAGATTAAAAAAGGAATTACAGAAGAGTTCGATAACGTATTATCGATGTTGGACTTTACAAATAATGGCCACGACATGTTTAAACGTTGGTATATTGATGGCCGTTTATATCATCACCTTGTTGTAAATGAATCTAATATTAAAGCAGGTATTCAGGAAATCCGTCCTATTGATTCTGCAAAGATTCGTAAAGTAAAACAAGTAAAGAAAAAGAAAGATCCGATTACAGGAGCTAACTTAGTTGAATCAGTTGATGAATATTACATTTATCAAGAGAAGCCTGGCCAACAAACGTCAGGTGTAAAATTATCACACGATTCTGTAAGTTATGTGACATCTGGCCTTTTATCTGCCGATAGAAAGAAAGTTGTATCACATTTACATAAAGCTCTGAAGCCAATTAACCAGCTTCGAATGATGGAAGACTCACTGGTTATCTACCGGCTTGCACGAGCGCCTGAGAGACGAATATTCTATATTGACGTAGGTAACTTGCCACGAGGTAAGTCTGAACAATATATGAAAGATATTATGGCTCGTTATCGTAATAAACTTGTATATGACGCAGACACAGGACAAATAAGAGATGATCGAAAACATATGTCGATGCTTGAAGATTTTTGGCTCCCGCGACGAGAAGGTGGTCGAGGAACTGAGATCTCTACCTTACCAGGAGGTGAAAACCTGGGACAGATCGACGATATCATTTACTTCCAAAAGCGTTTATACCGTTCACTCAATGTACCTATAAACAGGTTAGAGCAAGAAGCACAGTTTAGTCTAGGTCGATCTACTGAGATAAGTAGAGATGAATTAAAATTTCAGAAGTTTATCGATAGGCTTCGTAAACGTTTCTCAATGTTATTCTTAGAGATTCTAAAGAAACAACTTGTAATGAAAGGTTTAATCACAGACGAAGATTGGAATGGATGGAAAAATGATTTGGTTATTGATTATTCAAGAGATAACCATTTTACAGAATTAAAGGATGCCGAGTTATTAAGAGAAAGATTACAAACTCTTGATCAAGTAAGTCAATACGTGGGTGACTACTTCTCAAAAGAATGGGTTATGAAAAACGTATTACAGTTTAACGATGAAGATATTAAACAAGTTTCACAACAATCTGATGAAGAGCAACCAAATGATAATGACCAGCAAAACCTTCCAGATGAAGAATAGTTTTGTTATAAATAATAGGAAATGGAGACATTATGGAAAACATTGAACAATTGATACAACAAGCTGCAGATAAAGATTATGCCGCGGCTAATACTACATTTGTAGATATTATGAATCAAAAGCTTGGTGATACTTTAGAACAAGAAAAAATTAAAGTATCTGGCGAAATATATAATGCTTTAGAATCTGAAGAAGATGAGCAGTTAGAACTAGATTTAGATGATGAGGAAGAATCCGAAGAAGATGAAGCTACGGATGAAACTGAGTCTGAAGAGGATGAAGTAGATGTTGAAGACGAACCTGATACAGACGAGTCCGATGAAGACGCTGAAGAATCTTAGAGAAGCTGTAACAAAAGAACGAACGGTTTATAAAAGAAAATATATGGGTTTCAAATTAGAAATTATACAGAAGTATGATAGGTTTGAAGCATATGTAGACGGTGAGAAATTAGACACTTATGATACGAAAAAGCATGCACAAAAAATGCTTATGCAATTCGTTAGGGAAGTAGATTAATGAAGCTTATTGCTGAATACACAGAACAAAATATTCAATGCTTGGTCGAAGCCAAGGAGGACGGTAGTAAAAAATATACTATCGAAGGCGTATTCGCACAAGCTGAACAAAAGAATAGAAATGGTCGTATTTATCCAAAGATGATTATGGAAAAGGCAGTAAATAAATACGCCAAAGAACAAGTTGAAACTAAACGGGCTGTCGGTGAGTTAAATCATCCCGAAGGTCCTACTGTCAACTTGGATAAAGTTTCCCATCTCATAACCGAACTCAAAGTTGAGGACAATAATGTGATGGGTAAGGCAACTATTTTGGGCACTCCAATGGGTGAAATCGTAAAAGGTTTACTTGAAGGTGGTGTACAACTAGGTGTCTCAACTCGTGGTATGGGTAGCCTTGAGAAGCGTGGCGATGCCATGTATGTCAAAGATGACTTTATGCTTAATACGATTGACATCGTACAAGATCCATCAGCTCCAGGAGCTTTCGTTAATGGAATTATGGAAGGCGTTGACTGGGTCTGGAATAACGGCATCATTGAAGCTCAAGAAATTGAAAAAATGGAGACTGAAATTAAGAAGGCTCCGCGTGCTGATCTCTATGGAGTTCAGACCCGTGAGTTTAAAAATTTCCTCTCGTTACTGAAAACTAAATCTTATTAGGAGGTCAAACATGACTGATCAAGTAGAAGACCAGGAAGTTGAGCTCGAGGACGAGATCGAAATCGAAGAAGCTCACGATCCTAAAAATGCAGAGGCGCAATCAGTTGCTTCTGTAAAGGGTGCTGAAGGTAAAGGTAAAACCGCAAAAGAGCCAGGTGGCAAAGGCGGAAAAGCTGAACCAATGCAAAAGTTGCCAGGAACCAAAGCTGGTATGATTAATGCAATGTACATGAAAGCAAGCAAAATGAAAAAAGAAGA